GCACCACGCAAATTTTTTTGATCTTCTATATATCTTTCATAATCTGTTGTTTGTTGTTCTAGTAAGTCTTTATTTTTCTGTGCTAATTCTTTTCTTAATTCATATAGCTTTTCTTCTAATTCTTGTTTTTGTTCTGTTGTTTTTGCTAATGAATTATAAGCATACTGATACATATTTATCTCATCTTGCAAACTTATTTGATCTAAATTTTTTCTATGTTCTATCATTGCTGTATAGTCATCAAGATTTTTTTCTTGTAATTCTTTTTGTAGCTCGTATATTTTTTGAGTTAATTCCATTCTTTCATCTGCTGTTTTTGCGTATTTTTTTAATGCTATTTGATACATAGCTATTTCCTGTTGCAAATCAATTTGTTCTAATGCTTTCTTATATTCAATTTGTTTTTTATAATTATCTAGTGCTTTATTTTTATACGTACTTGAGCTTGAACTTGATTTTTTAGGAGTATAACTTGAAGTTACACTTCCTTTGAAATCGCTTGGTGTCAATTTAGCTAAATTTCCTAATATATTTATTTGATTTTGTAATGATGCCGTAACTTCTTCAACTGATTGTTTTGTTGCTGCTGCTATTTGTTTTATTTGTTCACTATTGCTCATCATTGCAGATACTTCTAATATACTTGCTTGAATTGCTACCTGTGCATTTGCCCATTTGGCATCTGCCGCTGCATTTTCAGCATCTATTGCTGATTGTGTACTAGCTATTGTATTTTCATTTACTTTTGCCAGTTCCGGATATACTTTAACTAATTGGGTTTTAGCATTTGTATAAGCTTCCGTTGACGTTTTTCCTTCTTTTAATATATCCAATAATTGTTGTTTTCCTTGAATATCAGCTTTTGTTTGAGCTATATTAATTAGTGTTTGCCTATGTGCTGCCTGATTAGTTGCAGTTGCATACTTTTGTTTTGCCTCATTTATTTCTAATCCTTTTGTCAAAGTTTCTACTTTTTTTCTATATGTATCTATTGATTTTCCACCTGTAAAATTTTCTTTTTCAAAATCCGATAAAGCTTTTTGTGCTTCATTTAGTTGTACTGTTAAAGCATTAATTTCACCATTTTTTTGAAAGTCATATTTATTTGACTTCTTTATTTCATTTATTTTACCTTCTATCTCTTTTATTTTATTTTGTTTTTCTTCGTATACTTGTATAATTTCATTAGCTTCCTCTTTGGCGTCTACTATTGTTTGTTTATCATTTTTAGTCATAATCATATTATTATTTATTGTATTTTGCAAAGCTTCTGATAATGTCTTTGATTTCTCTGTTGCTTCATCCATTTTATCAATAGCCTCTTGCATTTTAGTGCTATAAATAGAAATTCCTGCTGTAACTGCTGCTATTCCCACTGCAATTAAAGTTATTGGATTTGTCATTAATGAAATAGTAAAAGCTTTTGTTGTCATATCTGCCGCCGCCGCTGCTGTCTTATATGCTGTATAAGCCTTTTTAGCAGCAGTTAGTGCCACTATCATTGCCAAAACTGTTGTTGTGAATGTAATAACTCCACTTGTAGCTGATTTATGATTAGAAATAAATTCTGCTAAATTTTTTGTTATATTTAGTTGTAAAGAACTGTATTGAGTCAAAGCAGGTATCATACTTTGTCCAACAGTTCTACTTAATTCTAGATTTGTAGCATTTAGCTGTGCTTGTTGTCCTTGATAACTATTAGCCATTTCAGAAGCTGTTCCAATAAAATCTTTTGCTTCATCCATATATCCATTATATACAGCCTGAACTTTTTCAGCTTGTGTCAGTGCATCTGTACTTTTCCCAATTTTTTTTGCATATTCTTCGTACATTACAGATATATTCTTTTGTATACCAGATGCATCAGATAGAACAGAATTTTCCATTCTAATTCCGCTCTGTTGTTACTCTTATTGCTTCTGATAAAGAGTACGAATCTTGTCTGTTTCCTATTGCTGCATCTTGCATAATTTTTAGCATTTCAGCCGCTTGTTTTACCGAAAATCCATATTTAATTAGATTTTGCATAGATTTACTCAAATCTGCATCGTCTATGAACTTAAACTCATTAACATCTTGCATTGAATTTTTAATTTCTGTCATAGAATTGTTTGCAGCTTTTGCAGTTTTTTCTAATGCTTTCATACTGTTAGTATATGTGTTATATTTATTTACACCATCTTCTATTGCAGATGTTATTTTCGCTAAAGATGCTATTATACTGGCAGACATTGCTATAAAACTAGCATCTAATTGACTATTACTACTTTGTACTTTCTTGTTTTCTTGTTCTATCTTTTCTAGCTTTTGCTTAGCTGTATCTAGTCCTTTTTCTAAAGCTTCTGTTTTTATTTTTAAGTCAATTACTAATTGCCCTATTTGAGTTTCTTTTGCCATTTTTTCACTTCCTTTATGATATAATAAAACACTTACATTTTGTAAGTGCTTCTTAATTATCTGTTAAAATTATTTTTTCTATTTCATAAGTTATAATGTCTTGTTTTATCACTCTTTTTAATATTATAGTTATTTTTTGTAAACAATAATATTGATTTGTTCTACCTAAATTTTTATTTTGCTCTACTACATTCCAATATATTCTATAAGTTTCTTCGTCCTTTAAATCATTCCCTCTTTTTTCGATGTCATAATTATCTTCGATAAGATAATTTAAATCACTTATAAAATTATGTATATATTTGCTTTGATTTCTATCATTGTCAGAATACATAAAATTTTCTGATAAACACTCTTTTAATTTTTCTTCGTCTTTATTTTTTAATATTTCTGCTATTTCTTCTATAAATTTGTTTGAATCTATCACATTTCCTTCTTGTATTAATTTTTGTTCATGTTTTTCTAGTTTTGATGCTTTTATATTTTTTGACATTAAGTTTACTAATGTTATTATGACTACTAATAAAAGAACAATAACGACAATAATATTTCTTTTTTTCATATTCATCCCCTCCTGAATAGAATTATAACATATATGAATTTAAAAAAATGTCGTTTTTTGTCGAATTATCAAAAATCTTCTGCATCTACCGTTTCTTCATCTGAACTTTGAACTTTATTTAATTCTGCATATTCTTGCATAATTATAGGGATTTCATCTGGATAATAATCTTCCATAAAAGCTTTTTTACTTATTCCAATTTTTATGCAGATGGCAATTGTCCTTTGAAGCCAATTAGCATTGTAATTTTGCTCAATATTGGCTTCATTTGGTCGAAAAAACTTTCTAATTCGTTTATCTTCCAAAATTCTTTACTAACATCTAATACTTCTTTTGGTGTAAGTTGATTTTCTAGTATATCTCTATCTATTTCCATTAGTTTAGATAAAAAATTAAACGTAAAATCGGGTAATATAATTAATAATTTTGTAATTAATGTCATTATATTTTCTACTGTAAACATTTCTGATAATTCAAAATCTTGTCCATTGTCAGAAAGCTCTTTTATAAAGTCTTCTGGCAAATCCTTTAAAGTTTGTAGAGCTTCAAAATACTTGCCACAAGGCTTTTTTTCAACCTCTACACCATGTATAATCTTTGTTTTGGGTAAACTTTTCATTTCATTGTTTTTTGCCATTAAATTTTCCTCCTAATATAAATTAAATGGAGAGTATTTCTACTCTCCTGGTGTTGTTGGTATTGTGTCTAACCAAGTCAAATCAGCTGAACTTGTACTATCTTTATACACTCTAACTTTTGCATCAGATAATAAAGCTCTTTTATAGAATGTTCCACTTATAGTTAATGTAGCAACTTGTGTTCCGTTATCCTGTGTTTGTAAATCTTGTTTTACTTTCTTAAATTTAGCTCTATAATATCTAAACATTCTGTAATTACCGTCTTTTCTTTTAGCTTTAAATGTCATTGCATAATCTTTACTTTGATTATCTGGTCCCCAAGAATATTCCTTTGTTTTGTCATCATAATTTCCACCTTCAAAAACTGACATTAATTCTAAATCAGCCTCTGGTATTTCTAATTCAAAATCTTCTCCATCAAATATTTCTTCATCATCATATATTTCATCATCTGCATAAATCGGATCATTTGATGTTTGAATATCCCTTGTTAACTTTTGTGCGTAAGGTATATTTATAGCTTCTCCTACTTTATAATTTGTTTCTGTATTTTCTAATAATTCAAATACTTTAATTCCACTTAAACCTCTTAATGCTTTTTTTGGCATAATTAACGCCCTCCTTTTATAAAATTTCTTCTTTTTCAAAACGCATCGTTTTGTGTTTTTGTTTACTATTTAAGTCTACTACATCTAAAAATAATGTTCTTTTATAGCCTATTTCTTTCATTTTCGCAACTACTTGCATTGCTAATTTAGACACTTCACTAGATGAGTTTCCCCAAGCATCAGCTTTGATTGCTAATGCACTTGAATATTCTTCGTCATCAGCATCTTCTGCTGGTTCATTTTGTAATTCAAGATAAGTTACACATGGTAATTTTGACCAATCTTGTGAACCTTCTTCACATACTTGCTTTGCTTTCTTTTCTGTTTCTAATTCACTTAGCTTTTTATATACTATTGGTTTTTGATTAATCATTATTTACCACCCAACTTTCTAATATCTTGCTCTATTGATTTAATTACTTCTTGTTCTACTTCCCCTGTATTCTTCGCATGTAGATATGCAGGAGTTAAGTATGGTTGTGCTGCTTGACCTTTCCAGTCGGCTTTATAAGATATTCCGCTCTGGTCTATCTATATTGCTTTCAGCACCTCTTTGACCTGTTCCAAATTCAACATAAGGTGCGTGTTCAGCATTTGTAAAAACTTGTGCTTCTACCCCTTCTTGTGTTATTTGAGATTTTGTTTTTATAGAGTTTCTAAGCTGACCAGTTTTAACAGATGCTAGATATTTAGCATTTTTTTGTATCTTCTTCGCTCCTCTTTCAAGTCCTTTTCTACTATTTTCTTTTAAGTTTCCACCTAGTCCAGATAGAGTTGCAAGTAATTCATCTAATCCTTCTATACTAGCCATTGTTATCACCCACTAAAAGAGTTATATGGCTATCAGAAGGCACTAAACTTTTTATGATATATTCTTTATTGTCATATACAAGAATATTGCCTATTTCGGCTTTTGTTTCGTTACAAGCAACTATTGCATTAGCTTCTATTTCTTTGCCATACTCTTGTTGTATGTATTCTCTTGTAGAAAATTGAAAATTACCTTTAAAACTATCAATTTTTTCTAGCTTTCCATTTCCAATTACACAACCTTCATCATCTTTTACTGTTCCAGATGTCCATATTTCTATATCTTTGTCGTAGAATGTATCAGCTATTGCTTGTTTAAAAGTTTTAGGTATTTGCATAATTATCACCTCATATACGCATACATAGATATTTCATCTTTGTTTTTTTCTATGTATTTATCCATATTTACATCATCTGCTGTAACTGCTCCAACATCTTTAAATGATACTGACTGATTAACATCTGTCATGGAAGATACAACTTGTTTTCCTTCACCATATCCATTTTTATAAAATACAACACAATTCATAGCATATCTAATAACTAAATACTCTAATTCTTGTGGTAAATCTACTCTATTACAAATAGATTTTATTTTATTAGTAATATCATCAATATAACCTTGTATTTTTCTGTCTTGATTTTTATCTTCAATGTCAAGTCTTTCTTTTACTATATCTAATAGTTTCATAAAATCACCTACTCTTGTGGCGTTTCTTTTTCTTTAATCATTTCTATTATTTGAGCTTTTGTTATTTCTTCTGCTTTTTCAATTACTATTTCTAATTCTTTTGCTTTAGCTAATAGTTCTTCTTTATTCATTTGCTCAATTTTTTTAGGTTTGTTTTCTTCTATTTTTTTACCTTTTTCACATCTTACAACATGTAAAGGTAATACTGGCTCTGAGAACTCTTTTCCACATATTGGACACTTCATTTTTCATTCCTCCTAATAAATAAATTAAGGCAGATTTCTCTGCCTTTTATTATCCTAGTACTACTGCTGCTAATGATGGATATAATGGTGCAAATCCATAAATAGTATCAATAGATAGCATATTTTTCTTTGTTTTCATATCGTATCCATATACAACTCTTAGGTTTAATCCTTTATAAGAAATTACATAAGAATCTCTACCGTCTACTGGTAATGCTAATGCTCTTGACACGAAAGCAAAAGCTAATTTATTGAATACTAAGTTAGCAACATGTCCACCAGAAGTCTTATCTATAAATGTTACCTCTGTATCTGCTGCAATTTCTTTTACAACTGATGGATATACTTTTACAGTTATTACTCCTGTATCTGCTGTTGCATCTTCTGTAACAACATATTGTTGTCCATCTACTGTTAATAAATCTCCTTTAACTAATGTTTCAGAAGCAGTTCCACCTTTAAGAACTATTGTGTCACTTCCTTTGTTTGCTTTTGTATTTGCTTTTGGTGTTGTAACTTTTGTAAATGTTCCAGCTTCATGTACTGCAACTTGTTGAGACATAAAGTTTTCTAATCCCTGTATTCTACCGATAGAACCTTCTCTTAATGCTTGTGTGCTTCCAGATTTTTCAGCATGTAAAATTGCATCTATTGTAGAGAATTTTACATCTGCATCTGGATCCCATACAGCATATCTATTTCCCATTGGAGATTTAGCTTTATTTAATAAGCCTCTTGCGTTTGCCATTACTTCTATTGTTGAAGGTGTAGTTCCTGCTATTCCTAATGTTTTATATACATTTTTATACATTTCAAGGCCTTCTTTATTTATTTTTTCTGCAATTGCCTCCATCATAGGTGTTAATATTTTTTCATTAAAAGCTACTCTATCTAATGTTAGCTCTTTTGATGTAATTTCTACTGATACATCAGCTATATGGTCCATTACAACTGGAACACTTTTTTGATTGATCTCTTGAATTGTTACTTCATCTTTGAAATCTTTTGCTTCAAATTGAGCTGGTTTTTCAACTTGGATTGTATCTCCTTCTTTTACGAAATCTTTGCTATAATCAGTGTAAAATAGCTCAGGTACTACTAAGTTATTTACAAGCATTGGTAATGCTTCTCTCGCTATTCTTTGACATGTTAATAATTTGTTTGGCATAATTAATTCCTTCTTTCTTATTTATTATTTTTTTCTTGAAGTGCGAAAAATTCTTCATCTGACAAATTATCTAAATCGTCATCATCATAATTTCCGTCTTCTTCTTTTCTTTTATTTGGATTACCATCATCTAATCCTTTATTTACGCTTTTATCAATTTCAAATAGATACTCATCACTTTTCTTTAATGCTTCTATTTGGTCGTCAAATCCTAAAAGTTTATCTCCATCTAGTTTGATTTTATCTAAATCAAGATTTGCTTTTACTGATTTAACATTTTTAGCTTTAGCATTATTTATTGCTAAATCTATTTTACTTTCTAGTCTTACTTTTTCTATTTCAGCTTTTGAATTGTCTTCAATTTCTTTTTTCTTAGCTTCATAATCAGCTTGACTAATTGAGCCTTTTTTAAAGTTGTTGTACTCATCTTCAACTTTCTTTTTGTCTTCCTCTAATGTTTTCTTTTCTCCTTTAACTACTTTTAATTCTTCATTAATTTCATTAAATTCTTTTGCAGGTTTAAAGTATTTTGGTAGTTCCTTAGATATTTTTCCTTCTAATTCATCTACATTTTCTACTCCTGCATTTTTTAATAATTCTTTTAACCATTCCATAATTGGTCCTACCTTTCTAGCTTTTTTATTCTGGTGCTACCAGTACGAAAAGTTGCTTTTTGTTTATTCTCACAAGCAAATGAGTAACAAAAATAGACAGTTTAAAGCCGTGTCTAGGGCATAAAAATAAGAGCCTGTCGACTTGGCTCTTTAAATTGGTATATAGGTTAGGATTTGCACCTAACATGAGATTTCGTGTCGATATCTCTACGAGTAAATACGGTTTTACCTTCTATTAACACTTTTTCGATAGCGTCTACTTTACCATTTAACAATTAGCAGGATTCGAACTCTGCACTACCGACATCCTCTCGCTTTTACCGCTATGTCGTTTGCCTTTCGACTTTCAGGCTTTTCCATTTCACACTATGTTTTGCATTGTGCTAATTTCGCCCATAATTGCCATTTAGTTTTACCATACTCGATAGTTTTACAGTATGTCTATTCCGCCACTATATACATATATAATTTTAAAATGTTAATAACTACTTTAATCTTCAAATAAAGCATATGGATAATATCCACTTATATATCTTATTTTCTTTCTACTATATCCTCTAATTTTTTTCTTTTTCATATATCCACCCCATATCTTTTGATAACTTTGATATAATTAAATCTCTTTTTTCTGCTCCATTAAATGATTTATATTGTTTATTTATTGTTTTTTCTATTTTATTATACTTTTGTTTTAAATCTTCTATTTTTATATTTCTGTTTAGTGCCTCTAAATAAAAAGTATAATTTGGAGATTTTACAATCATTGTATCTATGCTTTTAAATTTAACATAACTTTTTATATCTGTCAAAGAAAAAGAATAGTTTTCAGGGTGATTATGTATAAGTA